AACTTTCCTGCTTAGCTCTCATATCTAAATTATTCCCTTTGACCTTCATAGCGTCCAAGGAGTTTTCCCAAGTACTTAATTTTTCACTTATCCTGGAATGTAAATCTAATCCTGTCCAAGCCCAAGGGCCAGCCTCAACATCTACAGTTAAAACATTCTGTATGTCTTTTTGTATGGAAGGCAAGATAGATGCCAGTGAAGATACCTTTTGCTTATAGCGCTCATAGTCCGCAGCATTCTTGGGTCTTTTCTCAAGCTCTTTTACATACGGAGCAAGCTTTGCTGCGGCAGACGCAGCTGCTGAAGATTCAGGCGCCGCCTTTTGTAAAATTTCGTATAGGTCTTTAGTATCTTCTTTTATTCCTTCTTGAAGACTTGTAAGTTTTTTGCCAAAGAAATATAGAGCAGATAGCCCAAGCCCAATTACTGTGGCGGCTTTGCCGCCTCGTCCCATTGGAGGTTTATTTTTAGTAGTAATTCTTCCTTTTCCTTTGTCCGGCTTTCCTTTAGTTTTAGTAACTGAACCCTTATTAAAGAAATAGTTCCAGGCATATGGAGCTACACCTGTTACTAGAAAAATAACCGGCATAAACCAGCCGGCTTCTTTACGTAGATGGCTATCGACGAAAGGGAGGCGGCCGAGCCTCTCAATCGTTTGGTCGATGCGGACAGACTCTTTATGTTTGCCGTTATCGTCTAGCTTGTTGGCAATTTTTACCAACTCAGAAACAACCGAAGCATGTATTCCGAATAGAGCGCCACTTGGCATCCTAGTCGCTACTTCGATATCTTTTTTCTGCTGCTCTTCCAAGTTCTCTACCAAACTTCCATCACCCATGCTGTTAACAGGAGTGCTCTTCTCGGCCATCCACGCTTGATTAGGGTGAGCCTTTTCTACAAGGTTTCCACCCTCTACTTCTAGTTTGTAATCCTCAGTTTCTTCGGATCTAGTGGGATATTTAGGATCCTTCTCACTGGAATTACCAACTTCTTCTTTTTGTTCTAAGTCTGATGTAATTAGACCAGACTCTGCGGCAATCTTAAGAAACGCCTGCATGACGCCGCTGCTGTTCCATTCTCTACTCATTAATGCACCTCTCGCAGAAGCCCTGCTAACTCAGAACCTGGAGACTTCCCAAGACCCACATTAACAGCAGGCTTCTTTCCTAGTGGCTTTGATTGAATTTTTTCATACCTTGCTTTTGGTAAAAGCTTTTTTGCCAAGTTTAATACTCTTGGAGCAACAAAAGCTTTTCTTTTATTAATGTCTGCCATGTTACCCCAATTTAAAAGCTCTACATCTTGTAGAACTCTCTGCATTTGCGGCGAATTCCGCAAAGGAGTTTTATATGTTGCCTTGAACGCAACGGAAAAATTAGCTATAGAAGCATCTAAAAATGTGATCAAAGTGTCTTGAACGTTGCCAGATACGTTTGAATAATACTGCATCGTCGCTTTTTTTAATCTCGAAGGAAGAAAAGGATCTGTATCACCGGGATATACATTTTTTCCAGTAGTAGCCGGATCATCTCGCTTCCTTTCGTGTCTGGTTTTAACACCAATCACTTTAGCAATACCACCTGCTAACATCATAGCTATAATACCCTTACCAAAAAGCTTGATGATTCCAAATATAATGCTGGCGAACCCAAGTCTTCTACCTCCTATCATGCCACTCATAAAGCCTCGCAAGCGGCCGTAACGACCTGATGCGCCCCAACCATAACGTTTGTAGCGCCTATGTGCTTTGTAGCGTGATCCCAGCCATCCACCACCCACTGCCTCTTTACATAGCATATATTCCCCAAGATAAAAAGATGCTATAACATCTTCATTGGAGATATGACCCTTTGCTGCCATAATTTGTTTTAGAGCATTTTTAGGTATTGTTTTTATTTTGGACCAAATTTTATCCACTATGGAAACTGAGGCAGAATTCATATTACTATCAGAAAAATCTATCTCTGTAACATCTGTTTTACCAGACATTAGATGCTGATCAATAAGTCTCCCTATCGCACTTGGGCCATAATTGGTAGCTACATCAGCAGCGAGAATTAGAGAACCAATAAATGGTCCCGTAACAGCATATGCTATGGGTGGGCCAAGCAGAGAAAAAAGAGTTTCAAACGGTGCCCTATTAAAATTCACATTGTCTTTAACTATGTTAAGGGCACCATTTATAAAATCCTGTCCCATTCCAGCTTGTTTGACAAGTTCAGTCATTATTTGGTCAACCCCATATCTGTACCCAATTGGTCCATAGACACATTATACATCTGCATATAATCTACCAGGTTATCATACTTATAGCCCGCAGATTTCAAAGCCCCTTCAAATGTGCCTATAGCACCCTGAATACCATCGAGCCTTCCTTGAAGCTGAGCATAATAAGCTTGAGCTATCTTTTTTCTTTGTATTGTAGACCACTTTCCACCAACTGGTGTCATAACCTGTTCTTTGCCAGTTACATTTCTATCCATCCTGAGACTTTTATCTTTACGAGCCGCAAACAATGCGAGCCTAGTAAATAGCACTTCCTGTGCCAAATACCTTCTGTTGGGCAACCCCTTCATGGCTAGAACGATACCATTAGGGCTATCTAAGGAAGCTTCACTTCCAGTTAAATCCATAAACGATGTATCTACTTTTCCAGATGGAGCAGACTTTCCAGCAGGCTTAGCTGGCACTTTCTTAGATTTTATACTCTTAAGAGCAGCCGCTCCTGATGGGAGCTTATATATTTGGCCAAACAACCTGTTAATTAGAGTCATCAACTTATTTGCCACATCTCTTGAACCTGTTTGTATCCACAGCTTGTTCTGATACTCTTTATTTATCAGCTTTTTGTAAAAACCAACGAGCAAATTCATGGCCTGTTCTGTAGCCGCGATCTCATCTTTAACTTTAGGAACAGCAGCGTTACCGCTTTTTCTGGAAATTGCTAAAGCATTCATGAAGGTCTTGGCATCTTTAAGGTCAGCCACTCTCATTTCCAAACCTGGAGCGACTTCTATACGAAAAGCTTCCTTAACGCCAGATGGAACCACTCTTGTTTTTAGTAGAAACTGAGCTACCTTAGTACCCCATCCCAATGCTTCAACTGTTGCCTGGGCAGGATATGTACGAGCCTTAGGATACTTTGCTTTAACGTCTGCCATAACTTTATTATAGGCAGCTATAGTTTTAGGACCCCAATCACCATCATCTTTTTTAGGTCCAACAACATTTGCGCCATATAGAGCCATAACAGCTTGCTGAAACATCTGAACATTAGGATCTACTTTAGCTGTAGGAGCCCTTTTAGTAGTAGTCTTTTTTTTAGCAGGAGCCTTTGTAGCAGGACCCACGCTCACCGATGGAGGACCAAATTTTCCAGAAGTAACGATAATATCAGAAGAATCTTGCGTAGCTTCCTTAAGTTTATAAAGTTTTACTTTATTAAACCAGGCCCTGAGAGCATTTATATGTTCTCGCTTAAGCCCTGTTATCTTTTTAATACTAACCTCATATTGCTGATTTCTAATATGTGCGGCGGCTTCATTAAAGCCAGTGACACCATTAAGAGCTGCGGTCACTTTCTCCACGTTGTTCCTCATATACTGATCTACTTCTTTTAACAGTTTAATATATGCTATTTTACGAGTCTCTGCGCCGTGCTCCTCGGTACTTAATGGCACTGCAGATTTTTTAGACGCAGCTTCGGTAGCAACTCTAACAAAATCTTTTAAGGAACCTAGAAACTTATAGTATAGTTTTTCACCAGCGAACCTGGATTTATCCCAGAAATACAATCCGGACATAACATCTCTTACACTTTCCTCGTTCCAGTGATATTTTTTATACAGATTAACAGCACGGGCAGCCAGCATTTTGTTATCTAAGCCACCCTTTTTCCAATCTTCAGCAATATCATTTAGATAATCTGTCGCAGAAGTCCACACTTTTTGTGCCCTAAACACATGGTTTATATTATGTGGAGGTCCATCTGGCAGATCTACGTTAAGTTTTTTATTAAACCTATGCTGTAGCCCTATCATTCTGCCCCACTTATCTATAAGTTTAGCATTGTCGGTTGGAACTGCTGCTTCCTTCTTCAATCCCGAGACTGCGTTGTCATCGGAGTCAGCCATCTCGGAAGCTGCACTCCTACTTACGAAAGGGTCCGTCTCTAACAGATCTCGAATTGTGTCATCCACAAGCTGAGCCTCTTCAGCCCTCCCTTCATCCTCAAGACTATTGGCCGTAGCGATAAGGTTCATCACCAAATCAGCATACTTTCCAGTTGGAGCCTTGGTAGCTTTATCAATACTCTTTTTCTGCTCTTCGACAATGGTCTCTACTTTACCACCTTCTTCTTTTGAAGGAGCAATAATCGGACCGCCACCTGGGTGCGCTTGCTCGATAAGCTGCTCACCGGTTTCGCTAGTTACGTCATAAAGTTTATCAAGAGCTTCTTTGTAGATATGAATCTGTTTATCAATGGCAATAGCAGCGTCAACTTCTCCAAGCTCTTCTAGATCACCAGCCAAAGAAATAAGTTCACCGATAACTGATGCTGTTACAGCACCATCATCAGCTGTGCTTCCCCTCATAAGACGCCATACTCTTTCTATAGCATCATCCTGTGATAAACTGCGATTTATCATCAATCTTTGTATTTCATTACGAGCCTTAGTTTTTACAGACCCATGGAGACTGTCAAACCATTGCCTGGGGTTGCCGGATGTGGCTACAGGTGCGGGCGCTACTACCGGAGGCGTAGCTGCCGGAGGTGCAGTTACCTCAGGAACACTCCCAGGTAGACTTTCATTAGGAGAAGCACTTCCCCTCATAAGACGCCACACTCTTTCTAAAGCATCTGCCTGAGATAGGTCGCGACCCGTCATCAGCTTCTGTATTTCATTACGAGCCTTTGTTTTGACGTGTCCATTAAGACTATCAAACCATGCCCTGGGGTTGCCAGATACGGCAGGAGGTGCTTCAGGAACATTCCCAGATAGACTTTCAGGCTCATCCTCTTTCATCCATTCAGGAAGTTTTGGAGCAAACTCTTTTTCTTTTTCCATAGCCACGCCAGAATAGTCGGCGAACACATCAGGATATTGACGCTTAAGCTCTTCTAACGCATCACGTGGCTGTATGCCTGGATTTTTTTCAATATATCCCTTAAGCATAGACCACTGTTCGTTTGTAAACATAGATCTTTCTATTGGTGGATCTGCCAATTGTTCCATTTCTTCGGCAGTTTTCTGCGACAAGGCTTTTTCGTCGGTAACAACCCATCCCTTATCAGATGCTATTTTAACGAATTCATCCATCCAGTCGCCGCCTATATTTAGATTGCGCATTTATTTTCCTCCCGCAATAAAACTTTCAATTCATTTAGCGATCTTTCTACTCTATATACAGCCTTAATATTTGATTTGTTTGAGAGGTTATGTGCCACTTTTTCCAAACTTCTAAAAAGGCTTTTGTTATAAGCAACGTGAAGCTCTTCTTTAAAAGAAGGCTCTTCTGGCTTGTTAAATTCATCAACAGCTGTTATAAGTTGCTCTTGCAAATCTTCCTCTTCCCATACTTTCTCTCCAGCGGTTATGGGCTGAAAAGCTTCAGCAGGTGGGCCGTTAAGCACATCTGCGCTGAAGTTTTCAAGTTCTCTCATTACTTCGCTGTCAAGCCAAGCGGCTTTATCTTCTTTTGAAAAAGTCATTGGCGCCTCCGTTTATTAGCCACAACGCTATTTCGTATTCTTGTCCCGTGATTTGTATGTGGCAATTCAAGCACAAACATAGACCGTTGTTTATATCATACTTTTCTTCTTTATTACAATCTCTAACTGGTTTAATATGATGCGCTTGTAATTTCATACCTGTACGATCTTTAAAATCACATTTTTGACAACAATAATTATCTCTTTTTAATATACCTAGTCGCCACCGCGTTCTTTTACTTGGACATTTTGGTATTTTATCTATTTCTGTCCTAAAGCATCTAGCTAAAGTTTCTTTTGTTTTCCGCAACTTTAATCTTTTAGCCTTTTTATTTATTTGCCTTTTTTCTTTATTTGGGAAAAGAGAGACTAATTCTCTGATAGTTTTATATGGATATTCCACTCTTAACACTGCTACTTCATTTTCACTCCACAATAAACTTGGAGGCTTATATATTCCCACGCTATTTGCCTTCTTCGTTATTTGATCCCTAGTTTTATATGGCAATAGCAATAACAGATCTTTAACTAAAGTGCTTTTATATTTAGTTTTTAACACTTCAATCTCTGCCTCCGACCAAGTAAAATATTCTTTACAATATAGCTGTCTTCTCTCTTTTACTGCTAAACATGATCTGCCAAGAATTTTAGCAATCTTTGTGTCACTACATTTGCTTTTAACCAAATCTTTTAAATTTTTGATTTCTTCAACACTCCATTTTGGCTTTTGAATATTATTTCTTTTCAAACCAAGTTGTTCTGCCTTTTTGTTTATACTTCCCAAAGTATGATTTGGTAACATTTTTATGATTTTTTCTGTAGAAGAGAAGTAGTATTTTTTCTGTAGTAATTCTATCTCTTTAACCACCCACTTGTGCGTTTTCAATATATTAAGAGCACATAATTTTTGAGCCACAGAGGTCTCTGACCGATTAAGCATTATGCCGATTTCTTTATATCTTAAATCGCCTTTTACAAGTTCTCGAAGTTTTTCTACATCTTTTTCGAGCCACTTCACATTAATTTCCTTAACAATTTCAACACTATAGCCACATAAACTCAAGCGAGCCCTCTATAGCACTTGGAGGGCCGCTTACAATGGCTACTCCCGGATGGTTCTCTGTTGCTTGGGCAGTAGATAATTTTCCCTCTGAGTTAACAAATAGAGTTGCATTTAACGGATATCGTTGCAGTGAATCAAACTGGTCAGTAGCAAAAATCCCTCTTTGAAACCAAACGGTTACCCTATTGCTACCTATTGTCGTATCATCACCGGGCAGCGATGGTACTTGATAAACATAATTGACAATAGTTTTCACACTATCGTTTGTGCCAGTGCCGTTATCATAGTTAAGTAAGCTGCCACTTGGTAAAGTTAAAATACCATTCACGGGGTTCAACACCAAGCCTTCATAATCAGCAACAAAACTGGCTTGAATTAAGCCAGCATTGTTTAATTCTTGCTTGATATCTCTCCCAGTCCAATAATTATATCCATCTGTCGTGATGTCACCACCTTCTAAAATGACAATCTCATCTACGATGGTCTGAGTAAATGCGCTGGTACGTATATCATCAATAATCCCCAAGGGGGCTGTACCATCAGATAATCCAACAACAATATCTTGGCCCACCAACTTAAGTTGAGCCAACTGTCCTGGTTGAAAAGTGCTAGAAATGTCTACGGGATAACTGAATGGTAAAGCATTTCCAGCCTGTATGATTCTAAGCATGTTTTCTCCACTTATAAGAATATGACTCTATAGGAGATTCACCCACATAATCCAATAAATCATTAATCGCCTTTCTAGACAAATATATATAATACTTGTCATAATGTTTTTGAGTACAAATATTATTCTTGGTAATAGTTTGTAGTTGTTTTATTAAAAAAATATTTTCCTCAAAGGTAAACCCGTGAGTCGCCAAAGACCCCCAACCATGCTTTTTATTTAAATAGCCATCTCCAATCCACCAATGGATAAATGATACTTTATCAATCTTAAAATCTTTAGGAACCTTTTTGTGTGGAACATACCATTGTCTATATATATTAAGAAGATCTACATAACTCTTACTTCTAAGTACCCAACCTTCTTTACTTTTTACACCCCTTTTATCAGTTGACGCCGCTACATATGCAACACTTGTTTTAATGCCATAGGTATTAAAACAGTCTTCTAAAAACAATATATAATCTTCATGGCGATCCGAATGCTGATAATAAGCTTGGCGATTAGTCTTGTTTACGATGCAGCCATCTCCTAATAAACATCCGTTTATAACAGATCTAAAATCCTTATTTATGTTGGCAAACTTTAACCTAGACCTCTGTCCAATCAGGGCATCTTCTTTATTGCTTCTTTTAGTAACGCCGATATCTAATAACATCTTCTTTATAGTAATGTGTGAAGCGCTTAGTTGCTTAGCAATTTTGGGAATAGTCATCTCGTCAACTTCATACATATTTCTAAGAGAAGATGGCGTGATGTCAATTTTCTGCCACCTATTAATATTAGACATTAAATCTCCCTATATTAGTTAAACGTTAGCATACTATTTTGCTATTCTTTTTTGCTCTTCTTTTTACTATCTTTCTTAGATTCCTTTTTGGACTCCTTCTTACTCTCCTTCTTACTCTCTTTCTTAGATTCCTTTTTGGACTCCTTCTTGGACTCCTTCTTGGACTCCTTCTTACTCTCTTTCTTAGATTTCTTGGCAGCAAGCTTTGCGATAGTATCATCTACCATACCAGCTACAACCTCAAATCCCTTCTTATCAAGGGCATCAGCAACCTTAACAAGATGTCCCATAGCAAAGTTTAGAGCGATCATGGTGCGATCATCAGCCGAGCACTCATCTTCTTTAGCATCCTGTGCCATTTGTGCACCACACTCCGGACAAGTGGCATCAGCCATTTGTGCAAGAGCTGGGTCAGCCATCTGGTCATCAGCAGCAGTAGGCTCATAGCTATCCATCTCATTGATGTAATAGTTGATTTTGCCATTTGCATCTTCCTCGCCATAAGACTGTTTTAGTTCAGCAGCAAGAGCGCCTTGACCTTCTCCACCACCAAAATATTTATTACGCATATTAGTCCACGCAGCTTGGTCAGCTTCACCAGATTTGCACTGTGCAATAAAAGTGGCAAGCTCAGTTTCAGCTGGTCCCATTGCCATTTTCTCTATGGAAGCAGACTTAAATAGTTTATTGAATTCAACATCGCCCAAAGCCTTAGCCATGGCCTCAGCGATCTCGTTTGCATCCTTTACTTTAAGGCTAGTCATTGTTACCCTCCAGCAGGTTTATATTTGTTATCTTAGCAATATCCTCATCGATGAGAACCGCAAGTTCTTCAAAACCATTAGCATCTAAAACGTCTGCAACTTTAACAAGATGTTGAAGAGCAAAATTAGCAGCAAGAACATCATCATCTAAAGCTGGCTGATCATCGGCCCTTTTGCCTTTAATACAGGCTGCCATCATTCTTGGTCGCCAATATCCTCTAGCTGCATCTGTATCAATTCCACGAGCATTATCAGGATTAAGTTCGTTTTTCAACTTCGCACAGTCTCCAGCAGCAGCATCTACAGCATTTTTATATTCCTGTAGACTATGATACGTGGTTCTGGCAACCTTATCAATACCCAAGGTTTCGGCCATAGCTTCTAAAATCTCATCAGCATGAACGTTTTTAAGACTAAAAGTCATTTATTTTCCCCCGCGTTTTGTGCGTCCAGTATTTAAAACGCGTACTCTTTTATTTTTCTGAACTTCTATCGCTTGATCAAAAAATTCGAAATATGCCTCAATTTCTTCAGGCAAAAGTCCAAATCCCGTAAGAGAAAATACTTCTTGATCAAATTCTTTTTTAGTAATTTTCATTTTCATCAACCCTTGGTTTACTTAAAGAAGTGATCTCGGGGAAAAATTCCCCGAGACCATTTAAAATTACCATAGTTTTGTTAACTGATTTGCCAAATTAACAGGGCTACTCACACCCTCTCCCAAATCTTCGGAGCTAACACCCACATTGAGAGCTGGGGCAGCTGTCTTGATTTGAGCTGGCTTGGATACGCGGGAAAGAGCGCGCTTGAAAGATTCGAAGCTCTTACTGTCAAAGTTCATAATCTCATCCACTTGCTTATCTAAAGTGGGACGATCATCTTGAATCATTCCCTTTTCCTGCATGTCAAGGGCAATATCATATGCTCTACGCATTCTTAGGCGCTGCTCGTCGACACTAGCCTGTGCTTTCTTCTTGCTATATTCTTGAGTCAGTTCAGTTCCGAACTTAGTGCTTTCGGAATCTCCCTCACCAAAGTAACTCTTCCAATACTTTGCGGCCTCTGGATCAACGGCGAGAGCCTGAAGCTTCGCTTCGTTATCTAGATCACTTAAAGTTAAGGAACCAGACTTAAGCAGACCAGCGATCTGATTCATGGCTTCTCTAACTTTTGGAAGGTTCTGAACTTGCTTCATGATTTCATCATGCTGCTCAACGATAGTCTCGAAGTATGCTCCCTTATCGGATGGGCTAGTATCTAGTCTTTCAAGATCATGCCCGCCACTTGGGTGAAACTGTCCTGGCATATCAGAGTCTACAGTTACAGATGGCTCTAGTTTGAGCTGATACTTCGCTCCAACTTCAGCAGCAGTTCTTTCACGCCATGCTTTGCGCGCGGCAGCTTCAGCACCTAGGTCACCAACTGGTACAGCTGGGCTATCTGCTTCCTGATCATCGGCAGCTAACTCTTCAGAGTCATCAGCCTCAGGCTCTAGATCATCTAGCATCTGAGCTAATTCAAGCTCTACTCCATCCTGTGCTTCTTCTTCTCCAGGTAGCATTTCTTCTAGCTCTACTTCTGGTCCTTCTTCCTCAACCTCTAGAAGAGCTGGCTCTTCCATGTCACCCATTTCTTCGCCACCCTTAAGCTCGGCGATCTCTGCTCTAAGCTCGGCAACTTCAGACTTAAGTTCCTCAAGATCATCACCCTCTTCGGCAAACATCTCGTCACCCTCTTCTGCTTCACGAACTAACTCACGACGCTTGGTGGCACGTGCCTGGAGAAGATTTTCTAGAAGAAGCTCTGCCTTGCTCTTCTTGCTCTTCTTGCTATCTTTCTTACTATCTTTCTTACTGTCTTTCTTACTGTCTTTCTTACTATCCTTCTTACTATCTTTCTTGCTACCCTTCTTACTATCTTTCTTGCTACCCTTATTTTTCTTACTCTCTATAGCTTTCTCAAGAGCTGGAGGCAACTTACCCTTGCCCTTCTTTTCCTTTTTACTTTCCTTCTCATCACCATCACTCTTCTTGGCAGCACCGACGATAAGAGCAGCTTCCTTGCGAAGCTCGGCATTCTCGTTTAGAGCCTCAGTGGTTAGGCGAAGAAGCTCAGCTGTTACAACATCTCCGGCACCCTTACCGGCCTTAAAGCGACTTTCAAGAGACTCAGCTAGCATAGCTAGTTCGTCTGCACTCTCATCTAGACCAGAGTATACTTCCTTTACGTCAGAGATAACTTCTGCAACAGCAAGCTGTTCAGCATCATCATCTGCGTCGTCATCATCATCTGCGTCGTCATCTGCCTCGGCTCCACCAACATCGGGAAGTTCCGAACCTTCGGACTGACCAGAAAGTTCCTGGGTGGCATCTTCTAGGTCACCAAGATTTTGCTCAGCTTTCTGTAGACTATCAGACAAAGCTTCTAGAGCTGAGGCTACAGGATCTTTGTCTCCAACATCTGGTTTCTCTTCATCACCAGCTTCAGGAAGTTCTGGCATCTCAGGCATGTCAGGCATGTCTCCACCGGCAGGTGCGGGTGGTGCAGCTGGAGGTGGTACTGGGGGCTCAGCGGTCTTTACGAGATCGCCCTTAAGAAGCCAAGCAACCTTATCAAAACCATCTTCTCTAATGGAACGTAGAACTTCACGTCCCCATTGCTTACTGGCAAGAACTTCCCAGTTCTGGGCTAGTTCATCTTCATAGATCTCTTTACCAGTAGCCTGGAGGATCTTGTCTGGACCAGCATAAATTTCCCAGCGAGAGTTGTCTTTATCTATAATAGTTCTATCTTCATTCTTGTAAGCAAGAACGAACTTAGCACGAAGCTGAGCGCGGAGAAGCTTTTTCTTGAGAGCTTCATCGGGTCCAGTACTTTCATAACCAGGATGCATTCCGTCATTACCGGATTCCATTCCCTGACCTTCCATCTGCTTGTCGCCATCAGTCTTTAGTTTGTCATTCAATGGATCGACTGGATAGGTTTGTGGCTCATTTATGCCACCGCCACCCTGAAAATACGCCTCTTTCTTAGTTCCTCTACCAACCATCTTGATGAGGTCTCTGGCATGCTGGATGGTGTCGTCATCTACTTTCTGATAGGTGCCATCATTACTTAATGAAATCACGGTACCATCTGGCATTTTTGCGACGGTCTTTGGGCCAGACTTGGTCTGTACTTGTTTACTGTCTAGGGTCTCGCCCTTCTCCTCGGCTTCTTTCATGAGCGCGTGTCTACGCGCCTTCCTTTCATCAAGCTCTGCTCTAGAAAGCATTTTCTTTAACGCTTCCTCGGACTGGCCAAAACTATCATAGCCTGGGTGTAGACCATCGTTCCCAGGCTCCATGCCCTGTCCTTCCATTTGCTTATCTCCCTTGGTCTTTAGCTGATCATTCAATGGATCGACTGGATAGGTTTGTGGATCGTTCAAACCACCTCCGCCCTGATGATAAGCGGACTTTTGAAACATTGCACGACGGGCGGCTGCCCTTTGACGAAGCTCTTTGTCAGACATTGATTGCTCCTCCTTGTTTGTTGTAGCTTCCTGGACGCCCGTTGCCATGTCACGAAGTGAGTGCTCCATGCCGTCCAGCTTTTTATTTATAGCGTTAATTTGTATACCTAAATCTAAATTACTCATTCTCATTACATCTGTTCTTTCTGGAGACCATTCAGGAGCACCAGTATCTGAATTAGATCCAGTGTATCCCTTTTGAGTATCTCCCATATCTGTAGTACTTGGCGTTGCGCTAGCGGGCTGTACTTCTACCGGATCGCCAGGATCGTTTACCAAACTGGAAATAATCTCTTCAATTTGTTTGCGTACTCCTGGGTCAGTAGTATTATCTCTAGTTTCACTTAAATTTCTAATTGTCTTTGCCGTCTCCGGATCTATAGCAGCTTGTTTGCTAAAGGTCTGATTAGTTGCTGCTCTAATAGCTTCTCTAAGGTCTTCAACTTCAGCCTCTAGCCTAGCTAGCTCTCCAGGAGTAACACACCCGGCACTTTTAAGCTCAGATATTCTTTCTCCCTTCTCGTCAGAATATCTGTCAAGACTCGCGATAACACTTCTAAGTTGTGCGTTTGGATCGGCGCCGGTAACAACTAGGCTAAGTTCAATTGGAGAAAGATCAATATTGATCTCTCCATAAGTTCTTTTCTGCCGAACACATGTACAATATTCGGATTCGATTCTCGCAACATTTCCACAATCATAACAAATTGATTGGCCAACTGCTGTGCCCATGGAGACGTTTGTAGTATAACCTGTAGCAACCTTTCTAGCCAGATCAGGATAATTGATTTTGTCTAGAGCGCAAAGACCTATTACTCTTTTGTGTTTGTCGTCATAATATGTGTCAACTATAATACCACGGATTCCGTCAACAGAGCTGCTTTGATGATCTTTACAAAGAGGCCGCCCGACCCATTTTCTATATGCTTTTTTTAACTCAGATTGAGGAAATATATCGCCGTTGTTGTTTTTATAAGGTTTAATATTGGCATCACTACACTTCCACTTCCAAGATCCCCTGTCATTCACTACCCATTCCGCAACAATATCAGCGCCTTGAGCATCTTTTTTTATTTGACCACTTTCATCAACTAATGATGCTTCCGCCGAATGTAACATCACACAGCTAAAATACAAAAAGTCTTTGGCTTTGGGCGCCACTCTCTTTAAATGTTCGGCATATTTACAAAACCTCTTTTTTATATTAGTGTCAACACGAGATTTTTCTGGGTCAAATAGAAGTATTTTGGTATCGCTACTAATTTTATCTATAGAATGAATTTCATTAGGAGTGAAACTAATTTCAGCATATTTAACTATTGCCATTTAATAATTCTCCCACTTTTTTAGTTATCCAATCTTTATTTTTCCAACTTTCATTATAAGCAATTCTTAATAATGTAATATTTTGTTTCTCACATTCTTGGTTTTTTATCATATCCATTTGCTGTGTATACTGTAATTTGTTGCCCTCAAAATGCTGTTTGCCATCAAATTCTATAGCAAAATCAAGACTTTTACAATATATATCTAACTCCATAGGGTAACCAGTATTAGGATTTCTTATTATTGTTCTATCATTAAAAGTCCAGTTATAATTATTATATTTATCTTTTATTGTACAAAATATAAAATTTTGCGGGTAAGATAAATATCCTTTATTGACATAGCCAAAATAATTAGCGGCTCGATTTTTGAACGCAAGCGGATCATACACTTTTCTTCTACATACGGTTGAACAAAACTTTTTACAACCAATCTTATTCTTTATGTTTTTGCCGCAAGATTTACATTTAAGTTCGTAACGCCAAGATGGCTTACCTATCCTTGTTGTTCTACACTTATAACATATGTCACTTTGTGACAACGACATAATTTTTTTACATTCAGCGCAATTTGAACATATATTTATATAATTTTTATTATTATTTGACTTAACAGCATACCCATTCGCTATAACGCCATCGTCTATATCTAATTTAAAACTATTTCCACTTATTGTGCTAATCTTTTTTATGGAAAAAAGTATGTTGCCATCAAAATTTCTATACTTTCCTTTACCTTCTATATTCGTATTCTTGCTCAAAAACTTATGATATAGTTTGTCGCCACAACCACCATTTATAACAAATCTAGAATTTGAAAAACCTTCTGTTAAGCAATATGGTATCCCAAGTCTGGACAAGATAAATGATATAGATTCGGTCATAAATTTTGAATTAGTGCTTCCTATAATGGTGTTAAACTTTGTGTGTACGCCTTTGTTAGAAAACCAACCCTTTAAAAACTCCAGTTGCAGGTTCTTGTCCATCCATATAACATCTGACGACAATCTTTTCTCTTTACTTGAAACTCCTGGCACATACACCATAAAAAAGTCTACTATATTTTTACCAGAAACGCTTATTAACTTGTTATCTTTTCTAACAGAAGCGTTAGCAAAAGATTTTTCAATCATACGTTTTACTTCACCCTGGTGTTTCGAGAAAAAAGTAAGAGAACTGGGCCTATTATACTTATATAAAACTCTGCCGTTTGAAGCAAATAAACCTAAAAGCCAAGCCTGTTGTTTAGATACCAAAAAATTATTTATCTGTGTTGTTTTCGGACTCATAATATAAAACCCTTTATTAACAACACTTTCTATAATACGACTGCTCTTCAAATCCTTATTTGGTCTTCTACAGTTGTTTTTGTCCAATGTTAAAAATTCAGTATTTTTGCCGCATGTGATGGGGCGACCATGACGAACTTCTATTTTAACTAGTAGTTCTTGTTTCTTCATTTCAATGTTTCGCGCCCTTACTATGTTGCCACTGGTACTTATAATTAAATCTTCTGTTGTTATATTTTCAATATTCTTAAAACTACCATCAAACAGTAGTATTTTCGTTTCTACCCCAAGAATCATTATTCACTATCCTTTTTCTTCCTTTTTCTTCCTCAACGACTGGCTCTTCGTCTTTTTTTTCAGGTTTCTCTACATCTTTCCACCCACTTTCTTTATCTTTATAGATATAATCTATTGTTCCCTCAGAACGTTTAATGATCATCATCCCTCCAACATACAAATAAGTCTGGCTCTTCTGCGAATGCGCCCACGAATACTGCCAACCTTTTTAGAACCCAAGATGTTTCGCTCAAAGTGTGGTCTCAATTGTTTCTCAATAATGTTTTCTATACTTTGGATTATCTTTTCAGCTTTCTTAGAAATTCCAATAATAGATTTTATTTGGTCTTTGCTGTTAAAATCTTCAAATGCTTCCAAAAATTCCTCTATAAATTCTGAAAGCTGCTGCATCGCATCTTGCATAGCCATTTTAATTTGTCTTGTTGTGGTATCTTTTTCTAATGGAGCCATGAGATGAATTATACCTTTCTCAACTAACTCCATATCATCATTTTTCTTACCAGCAAACATAAAAATAAGATCGGTGTATTGGGCTTTTACCTCTTTTTGATATCTACGCAATAGATGTCGTATTTCAAAAAGAGCTGACGGATCAGCTCCCTCGTTTTTCTCTAGGACATTGATAAGCCGCTCATCGTGCTGTCGGGCAGCCCAAAGCTTGTTTAAAAATTCCTTGAAGGTTTTTAATACTTTTTTGGCTGCCGCTTTTTCTTCCTCAGATATATCAGAAGATCTTTGCGGTAGAAGAGCTACCTTTTTTACCATTTATCCTCTCATTAAACATAAGTGTAACTGCCGTAAATCTATGAAATTTTATTAATAGATTCGCAATATTAGGATTCAATTAGTGTATGGATTTGACTAGTTAGGTTCACCAGGATCATGGAAAAAGGGATTAACACCTACGCCACCGATTGGCTCCTCTGGCTTTACATCTCCCCGTAATCCAACGATATTTGAAGCAACAAAAGCATCGCTGGCTGCATCTTCTTCGGATAGCTCATCCTCATCTAATGTATAACGATTTTCTATAAGTTTATATAAAATTTCGTTAATATCAGCGGCAGACCGTACAAATCCACGGCTGTTTAGTGTATCTCTGAGCTTTGCTATAGCTATTATGTGTTTATCAATCATACGCCTGTGCTCCCTATTGGTAGAGGAATACTTAACATTCCGGACGGTGCTACGCTGTTTATGGTATCAGCCCATGTAGTATACGCATGCTCACTTTGTTCCACATATGGATTTCCAAACGGCATGTCATTTGGAACAGGATTTATGTGTGGATCTAACATATTTTGTTCTTTAACATCTTTTTCAACATGTGGAGGCTTTTTCCAAACGGTTTCTCCCTTTTCAGGATTACCAAGAGGTTGATAGTTAACATGAGAAATATACATGTTTTTCTCAGCATTTTTAATGGCTTGCGCTTTGTTTTCATAAGTTTGTATGACTCGGCCCCAATAATCTAGCAAATAAAAGGGACCAATGGGATATTGCTCTTCTATATCCCTAATATATCCCCAAGACCTTTCCCAAATAATGGCTTCATCGCCCATTATTATTGACATTACAGGATCGTCAGCAAACTCACTGTTTTCATCATAAACTATTCTAAAAGCCCATTTAGAGCCTTGCGCATTCTTTAAAGCCTGCTCTTCGTTATTATATTTTGCCAGCAGATTATGCTGGATGTCCATAACATAATATTTACCTTCTGGGTCCTGAGGATCCATCCCTTCATTAGTTATTGGGATATCCTGTGGTTTTTCTAAACCCTCTGCAATAACTTGATAATCTGGAATATTGTGAGGCATAAAGACATCCGGTTTGTCTTTGCAGGCATGTTCCACGGGATCATCATATTTTGTCCACATGTCCGGTTTCTTTGGCTTTTCTTCAACTTCTTCTTTTTCTACATCATGTGGTTTGGTGCGATCTTCAAATTCTATTGCTGTTACAGTAATCTTGGAATTTTCATATGGAGTCTGATTCTCCAATAATGTACGCATTTTAGCTGTGTTAATAGGAGGCTTGGCACAATTTTCTGAGAACCAATCCACTAGATCTACAAAAATGTCTTGGAAACCATAAGACTTAGCTTCTCTATAAGCAGCTTCACATGGCCAACCAGTTTCGGTCCTATAGCGAGCCACAACGCCGCCTGTGCGGTCTTTACCAAACCAACAGTGGATATATGTGGGTTTTTCTCTTAAAAATGTAGAAACAGAATTTCCAAGAACCTTTCGTCCAAACTCATTAGACGCACCTGTCTCAAGATGCGCGGGGACGTGCTCCAAGCCCAGGTCATCACACATGCGCGTTATTTCTGGATTATTATGTAAAGAAACAATTCTCTGTATGTCAAGCCGATCTCTGAGAGCCACCAACTGTTCAATGCCATCGATCATTCCGCCACGATAAAGCTGACCAGGTACCACAACTCCGAAGTTTCTAGGAAGCCCTAAGGTCTTGCAACCTTTAGCAAACGTAGCAAGGGTGATCTTATTGAGCTTTCCAGTAGGGTCTAAGTTGTTGAGATCTTGCCACTTTGCGAGCGCGACAACAAGATTCGGGCCAAAGCATGATTTAGAGCCTGTCTTATGAACTATAGTTCCAAGAAGTTTAGATACTTTTCTATCTCTACTGATGACCTCATTAAATTCTGCCGCATCTAGAACCTCAAGTTTAGCGGGCTTTAAATCGCCACGGGTCAATAGACAGACTCCACTCTTGACAAGATAATAATTTTTTCGGTTCATCGATTGCGCTATAAACTTCAAATTGGGCTCACCAAATGAGACATTCGGAAGAAATTTCTCCCTAACCTCATCAAGATCAAGTACAGCTTTTAAAATAGCTTCTTCAAAGGATGCTGTAGGCATATGTTGTTTGACGGCAGTTTGTGTTTCAGTTTCACCAAGAAACTCACCTTCACTTTGTGGCCCACCAATATGAGTCATTTCATGTAAAATTGTTTCCATGAGAGCAGATTCTATGGCAGATTGAAGCTGTATGGGGGTGGGTTGAGTCGCACCAAATTGTGCTTTAACTTGGTTCATGATTTGATCTTTATATATATGAACTTCGCGCGGATTCTTTCCTGGCCCCATTTCGACATGCCCAAGGTGACCAGCCCCACCAGAATGTACCACTATTTTCTCTATACCTTTTTTAAGCTCACCTATTTTACCAGTATTGGATAGAGCACGAAAAGCTTTCTGTACCGCCGGATCAAACGGTTCAACAACAACATTTACTGTTGGGGATTCTACTGGCGTAAGCTGGGCACGTTTACTTAAATAAAACATTTAAACTCCCGTACCAGGAGGAAGGGGAGGAGTATACTCTGGCTTTTTGGCCAAAAGTTTCACTAACTCTGCCAATACTTCCTGTACGAAATTTGGATTTAAGCCGAACAATAAATTTTTTGTAAGACCAATAGACTGACCAATAGCTGCCGTAGGCGGCAGAGGTTTGTTGGATATCTCAGCTGGATTAATCTTAGTTACTTTACCGCGCACTCTGGCAAGAAACTTTACTTTCTGTTCATCTGGAACTCTATAGAACATAAACTGCATAATTTTAAACATAGACTCAGCGGTGCGCTGAGCTGGTGCCTGAGCTATTTTTTCAATTCTAGAAGAAAGTTTAAAATCATTCATTATTTTATTTATCGGCGTTTTGCCCTTATAGCCTTGGCTTCTAATCTACCTGGCTCTTTTAGTTTTCTTATTTTCTGTTTAATAAGTTCATCTACTTCAGATGCTGCCTCACAAAAACCACCTCTATCCAACTCGCTTGCAATCCTAGCCAAAACATAAAGAGAGTTATAAGTGTCGAGCGACTCAGTATTTAGTGAATCAATGTCGAGTTTACCAAGCAAAGCGACTTTTGCTTTATCAGAAAGTTTTTCTACAACCATTTATTTATCACCCCTTTTGGAAAAATGATCCCACCAATTATTAGAATCTTCAGGAAAAGACTTATATGATGTCGGTTTTGGAAACGCAAAACCCTGTTTTAACATGGTTTCCAACTCTTTCATTTTGGAGAACTCAAAGCTTTTCTCATCAATCATGCCTTCTAGATATTTTTTATGAAGCATGTTTACAACATTATAGGCTCTTTGAGCCGATATTCTTTTTCTTGGAATAGGCATTTTGACTTCGCAATCAACACATTCCAATTTTAGAACATCTGGAAGCATATTATTAATAGCCTCGGCAAGCACCCTTTCTCCCTTCTTCTCTAAAAGACAGACTATTTTTCCAAGTTTTACAACAGACTGACCTTCTAGCTCTTCGTGGGCAATAGACTCTATACATCCAGTAAGAGCATCGGCAATATGAATTATACCACGACTATCTAAATCATCAGTTACTTTAGCCAATGTTTTTAGTAACTCGGCCTTTTTGCTTTTAAAACGTTTTATTTGCTCAAGACGTGCTACGGCATCATCTCTATTGGGATAGCAACCAAACTCTTGGTACTTTCCCGCCTTAGTTTTTTTATGTCCGACTATACACCATTCATCTTTTCTTTGAACGATTTTCGCCGTTTTTTTGATGCCCATTTTTGGTTCCCCTATTTTATGTACTTCTATATTGAACCACACTGCCAATCCAATTTTTCCAACTCTCTATAGATAAATTATTTTTACCAATATTACAAATTTTACAACAAGAAACACAATTGTTTGGTAAGTACCCGAAATTATTATGAACTCTATCTACACCAATTATATTTTTAGTAATAGAGCCACAATATTGACAGGGCATATGTAAAAAACTCTTAAATTGATCTAACGTAAGTTTAAATTGTTTATTACGTCTTTTAGCACTTCTACGATAAAAGCCGTATTGCCCTTTAACAGAATAAAATTTTATTTTTCTCTGTATTATTCTAGTTGAATTAGACTTGTTATAAAGCACCATCTGTGTTAGATAATTCTTCCATTCGTCTAGTGAGAGTGCGCGCTTTGTTTTATTACATATATCACAACAAGAAACGCAATTATCAGCGGAATATCCTATAGTATTATGAATCCTATCAAGACCTCCAGCAAAGTCCCCGCAATAATGACATATTTTTTGAAAAGTGCCAAATTCTTCTAAAGTTAAATCAAATTCTAAGCCTCTTCTTTTAGCACTTGCTTTATAACAACTATAAGTATAATTTAATGTACCCTTTACTTGCTTATAATATTTCTGGCTATAATCCTTTCGTTGTGAGTTTATCTTTTCTTTATTGTTGTTATAATATGTTTTATGCTTTAAAAGTACTTTTTCTTTGTTTTTCAGATAAATTTCATGTCTTTTCTCTTTAGACTGCCTTTTACATAATTTACACTGTGAACATAGTCCATCTATAGTATATTTATCTTTCCAAAACTCTTCATCTAGTTTGTTTTCTTTACATTTATTACAATTTTTCATTATCCTTTCTTCGAGCGCCCACTAATCTGCGCGTTAATGATGTGCTAACAGCTCTATGATAATCAAATGGTTTTTGCCAAAAGGATTGAATTTGTTCGCAATTTATATTTATGATCCCAACTCCTTCAACTTCAAGAAGCAAAATCCCTTCATAAACTTCAATAACCGTTCCCTGAAAATATTCTTTGTTGGCTGCCCAAGCTTGGTCATAGGTAATCGTTTCCGCACTTTCTCCGAGATATACACATATTTTTTGACCTGAATAACGTTCAACGATAAACTCTGCTACACCCATATTTATACTCCAATACGCTAAATACGCAATTTGATATTTCTTTATTAGTAGGACGCTCGATTTGATATAGAAAAAGAAGCACTTTTCAATATTTTATCTAATAATTCCGCTTTGTTTAGCCTTATTGAAGAAGTGGCTTTCTTACCTCTCTTCGCCTCGAATCTATCTATGAGGTCATCGACAATCATCTCCATCTCTTTTGGATCATCTCCATATTCCTTCACATCTCTAACGAACTCTTGTAAAAGAATACGATCTTCTTCTTGACCAACTTCAGCAGAAAATAAAGCGCCGAGCCTACCAAAGATATTTTTGCTTGTGTCACTCTTTCTTCTAAGTTCTTGGATTTTCGTGATTGGTTTCCACTTATATGCTCCAGGCATCATAAGAGCCTGAACAAGAACATAATCTCCTACGCTTAGTTCGGTATTTTCTTTGTCAAGAGTAGCTCTATAAAAATCGTGATCACTGATATCTCCTACAATATTATCTTTACTATTAGCTCTGGCATATTGTGTTAGCTTCTCATCTTTTCCAAGATGTAGATTTCCTCGCAACTTTTCTTCTCCTGGTTTTCCGACAACCTGGCCGCTCTCATCCTTGCGAACCTGCCCTTGTAGCGACTTTGTTTGATCTTCTGAAAGCTGCCATACCCCAAGTATCCTTAGTATTCTCGGACGCAAGCTTGACTCTGGCGTACGTACAGGTCTCAATGGAGAATATATGTGTTCAAAATCCTGTAGATTCTCTTCTGCAAAATCTTCGCTCTCTGGGTCATCTGGCTCAGGAGCCATCGTTTTTGGTAAAGCTCCCGCCTTCATGGCAAGGCGCAACTCGCATCCAAACCCAAACACACCCTCTTGTCCCTTCGAGCTTCTTGGCGGCAAAACATCTCCACCAATCTTAGCGATAAAGAAGGTTCCAGGACCATCACTTGGTATACCATCAACTTTACGATCGGTTAAAATTTCTTCCATGCCAAAATGCTCGAAGCCATTCTTTTTAGAAAGCATACTATCTGTCCATGACTGAAGGATTGGGATATATATTTCATCCCTACGCTGTGCTTTGTTGGTCTTCAAAATAAAGTTGTCTTCCCCAACATCTTCCTGGCCATCTTGTACAAACTTACTTGCGATGGAAGTTTCTGTAAGCCATGATACGAAAGAAAGAGGATCAAGTGTAGAGGTTTCCTCAACAGTACGATATAATTCTATCTCGCGTAGTTTGTTCCTAACATTGCTACTCTTCAATATTCTTTCTCTCCCATAGCCTCTGTCGATTTGTTTATCTATCCACGCATGAAACTCTTCTTCTTTGCCATCTAGTTCTCTAGATAAAGATCTTTTACCTAAAACGGATAGATATGCGAAAAGAACTTTTGATAACCTAGAATCCATCTCTTCTTCTACACCTGCTGCCTGGTTCACAACTTCCATCTCATCGGCTCCTCGTGGAGCCGCCTCTTCTATTTTTTCCCAGGTAATTCTGCGATAAGGTTCCCATAAAAACCCTCCGAGGCTTCTATGACCTTGATATTTGGTGCTTCCAAGAGTAAACTTTATATCATCATGAGGACAAACAAACGGAACTGCTAGCATCCACGTGGGAGGTACATTGCCTGGAGTCACTTTTCTTCCTTCAGTTTCACCCTCAACGCTCTCCTCACCTGTCACTTCATATCTCCCCTTTCCAAACTTTAAGTTGTGAGGAGCCTCTATTCCATATTGTTTGTTTATTTTTTCTGCGAGGTCAGCACCACCTGGCGCAGCCCAAATATCAGATTTCCAATCTATTGCGGTTAAAGGCACCTTGCGGCCAGGACATGTTACATTTGGACACCATGCGTGCCAATATGGAACTGACATCTGTCCGGCCAAAATATTTTGTTTTTTTTCAATCTTAGATTTCTTACTCTCCAAGACCTCTATGGCAGATTTTGCCCCAGATATAGCCTCTAAGTATGTGGCTATCTTAGCCTGTATTTCGTTCTTCTCCTCATCGGTTTCAGCCACATCCAATCTCTGTTGAGCGATGCGAAATTTTTCTTCAACGCCCATGCTATCTTTACCACCTAAAAGCATTTTGCGTTTTTTGGAAACCTCTGCCTCAATAGTTGGAATTTCTATGTCACGCATTTCATCATATAACCGCTTACAAGTTGGACATTCCCAACGCATTGGTTTATCTGCCACCTTCTTCATGCTGTACATAACCATTTTACTATTCTTACGTTTTGAAAAACATACAGAACATGTAGGGTATCTTCTTTGTTTATATCCCTTAACTTCTGATATTTCTTTAGTCATTGCCCTATTTATAGACTTATAGATATATCCACCAAGTGGCAGGGCTTTTTTAGGATCTTTTTCACTTTGCCTATATCCATATGAAAAATAATAGTTGGCATACTTCGTAACTAACTGATTAAGCATGCGTATATATTTTCTGCCGCTAATCAGATCAGTTATGTCAACGCCATCAGCAATCATAGAAATGTCATCTTCATCAAACATTCCAAAAGGAGTTTTGCCGACATTCTTAAATTTTTTAGTTCCAAGAGTAGCTCTACTACTATTATTATCAAACCAACTTTTACCGATACCTATGATAAGGCTTGGAAGTATCCAACTCTGTAATAGTTGTGGCTCAGAGTGTAGAATATCCCAGGCCGCAGGGTCTTGAAATAACTTGGTTAAGCTTTTGCCATTTTTGAGGTTATCTGGAGAGAAAAGTTCCCTGGCCTCTGAAGACATCTTAGGTCTCCTTATTTCTTTAGGCCACTGATCCAAGGCATTTCCTTCTTCATCTGCGGGAGCTTTAAGTTTAACTCCAAAAATAGTCTCAGGAGATTTATCCATGGTAGTTTCATAATCTTTTTCTTCATCTGTTTCTAAGGGAACCTCGTTTAATTCTTCGCCAAAATCCATAGGTTCTGAAAACATAGCAGCCAAATCTTCTGTTTTGGTAGCAATCATTTTTTCGAACTCTTCATCTGTTTCTAGAGACTCTATATCCAGCGGAATATCTTCAAGCTCTTCTTCCTCATCTGGAAGAATCAAATCTTTAAACCCTTTTGTTTTTTCTCGCTTGATTTTTGGAGCTTTAGGCTCGACTGGAATAGGTTCCATAGAAGGCTCCTCGAATTCTTTTTGTTTTATAAGAGCATCTTCTCGTTGTTTTTCTGGAGACAGATCTAGTTCAGGTACCTCTTCTTCTTCAATCTCGTCACCCTGCTCAACATCCTTTTGCTGCTGTCTTATAAGTTCTTCTAACTCCTCTTCATCTGTGAGATCAGCAACTTTCCATATATTATTAAGTAACGCATCGGCGTTTTTGAAATCGAGAAAACCTTTAGGGCGTTCAGGATTAGTGGTGCCATTCAAGAAGTTGGCCAGAACATGTGCTATATTTTCCGACTCATCAGGACTCATAGCTGTGAACAGTGAACCATCACGCTCTATAGGCATTCCTGTCCATACACCTTGTGCCCTTCGTATTTTGCCGACAATATCTGGCCAACTCGTAAGTTCTCTACCTCTTACAAGACCAGCCTCTACAGCAAGCAAGGGCCCATAACCAATCATAGCTACAGGCTTCTTTTGACGAATAAAAGACTTCAGAATTTTTTGAGCTTCCGTGTTTTTGGAGAACTCCACCATGTTTTGACCACCAGAAATAAACAAAGCATCATAATCCTTTGCCACAACGGTTGTTGGATCATTAGTTGCTGAAACGGCAAAACCATATTTTCCTACAAACACTTCGCGAGATACGCCATATTCTGAAACAACAGAATCATTAGGAGCCATTAGCATTAATACGCTCTTGGAAGACAACTCTTTTATTCTCTCTTTATCTATCCTTGTCGCGTCTAACTGCTTATCAGTAACTATTCTAGCCTTGATTTTAGTTTTCTTTTCAAAAACGGCCTTTGCTAGTCTGTGATAACCATCAATGATTTCGCCCTTATAAATAAGAATAGGGTATTTCAAATCAACTTTTTTGATTTGATCGCGATCTTCAGAATACTTTTTAGGGCTTTCTAACACCGCTGACGGGCTGTGCTTTTTAGGGCTTTCATCTTTACCCCAAACTTCCTCGTCCATGTTCCATTCCAAAGTGTTGACTGGAATACTTTCTATTTTATTCTTGGAGGTGATCTCAATTAGCATATCTACAGAGTAAGACTTCTCATCATGGACATATGTTTGTCCAGCAGTTTTTTTGATGTCCCTTTTAGACAAAGCCATCTTATCGTCAACTGTATTATAAGCTACATAACTACCAGATGGCTCAACGCTTTGTAAAGGAGTTACCTGTATCAACGCATCTGGGAAAGGCTCCTCAATATCATGTGTATATATTTTACCAAAGCCGCCGCTGTTGAAGTTATTTTCCATAGTATCTTGCTCAGAACCAGACGATTTTTTAACATTTCCATGACTCTCGCCCAAAGATCCTGGGACTCTCATACTACCCGCATTATGTAAAGTGGAGATATCAGATCTCATACCACTGCCCTTTACGATACCAATTGTTACATTATCCCAATCTTTGTTGAGTTCAGTAAGTAGATCTTTTAGTTCTTCGCGCAGCTTATCTGTGGACATCTCGGAACTTAGTTTAAACTCAATATGTAGACCACTACCACCACTCTCGAAGATAGTGCTAGTAGAATCGTATTTTTCTTTTATTTTTTCACTTAAAGCAGCAGCATATTTTTTCGCCTCAGAAAGAGAAAAGTCTCCATGTATGTCTAAATCAACAAAGCCCAAATTAGTTTCAGTGCCAAACACCTGATGAAAAGATAGAGTACGACGCTTAACCCAATAAAAATAGTTATTTGAGTTCTCATCATTTTTAGGATCGTCATTGGTGATAACAATCTCTTTGCCATTATGACTGCGTTTTAGAACTTTTTCGTTGGTTCCTGTCCCTATATATACTAAAATCGGCTTATCTTTAATGCGAGACATTATCTTTTTTCGAATAGCAGGCTTTTCATAGTGAGATTTAATTTGGTCTCTGGTTAGTTTCTTATCCTTATCAATAAGAACTTCAGACATTTTCTCTTCGCCGCCCTCATCATCTGCAGCATTTAGAGTGTCTATTTGCTCAAAGTTTATCACCACAAACCTTTTATCTGGGCCAAACTTCTCCGTCAAAGATTTTGCCACTCTCTCACCGTAGGCTTTTCCAATTCGGTTTATACTCATAGCATTCTTGGAAGTAATTTTCACTTCACAAATTAGTCCACCGGAATATGTCATACACCTAACTATTTCCTCTGGCTGTACGGGAACATCCTGTGCTCTGATGGTCATACTTCTTGCTCCAGACTTAACTCCCTCAGCATATTGTTCTGGAAAATAGAGAGTGCCAGGCTCAGCATATGATGCGCGTTTTGACACAGTAAAACTATTAGATGACTCAACTTCTGGAAGCTCACGTGTCATCCTTAAAGTCATATCCTGTCTCGGAGATCTTAGCTGTATATACCAATTTGACAGCATATAGTCTACAAACGGATTAGTTTCTGTGCCCTGCTCCTTAGCTTTCTTAAGTTCTTCGAAATTTGCCATAATATATGTCATGACATCTTCCACATATAATCTGGTAATATCCTCAGCTCTGAGATCCGGATTACTGGATTTTTCTGCTAAAGTAGACCACACTCTCTCTCTAACAGTTTCATTCTCATTCATCAGTGCCTGTAAGTTGCTTATAAACTCATCTCTGGTCTTAATCAATAAATTAACATCTTCAGTGGACTCAGGCTGCGTGGGAATCTCTTCTTCAAACTCCATTTCATCCTCATCGTCTTCGGCTCTCTTAGATAAGTACAAAGAAGAAACCTTTTTGTCGCTGAAGCCGCCCATGCCGGCGTTAGATGGCAGCCCAGACAGTAGCGAACGAGCAATTCGCTGTACATCAGGCGATACTTTAGGATCTCTCTGCATCCATCTCATCGCGCGCATGAATCTGCTGCTTTGAATATAATGAACATTGCCCCTACCAAACGGTCTTCTGTTTCTAAGGAAATTTCTAACGGCGCCGGCACCACTACCATTTGCTGTGAACGCTAGTTGATAAATACTGTATGCTCCAGGCGCAGTGGTATCATAACCATATCGTTTAACATCGGCTGTGACCATTCTCATTTTAGACATAAAATCTCTTACAGAAATACTATCCAACAATCCCTTTAAAACAGGATTTCTCTTTATATTGTAACTATTAAATGTGCGTTGAAACTTGGCATACGCTACAGGATTTGCCTGTGCGACAAATAGTTTGGCCATAGCACTATTGGCTACGCCCCAAGTTATAAAGTTTTTAGTTATCTTATTAAGTTTATTTATAACAACACTATTAACATTAAGACCCATTTTGCTGAGCTTATTTAGATTTACAGCATAGCCGATAAGTTTACCATTTTTTATTTTAACTATGCCAGGAGCATTAGTAGGATTATACCTTATGGTAACGCCCTCTTTTCTTCTTAACACAGACCTTGGGTTTTTCTTCATGTAGGCTCTGACAGCATCTTCGTTAACCGGCACACGCATCCACACATTTTTTATAGGCTTTTTAGCTTTCTTCCATGTAGAAGACATTTGCTTAAACTCTTGAGGAGAAATGCCAGATACCTTTTGAGACCTTGGGTCTCTTGAAAGATGGCTCATAAAGTAAGGGCCGTGAACCTGTGTCAACCCAAACGAATTGCCTGCGTCTCCTATAACATGACTTCTCCCGGCAGACTCCAAGCGTGATACTATATAGAATATAGCTGGAAAATTGATGCCAGCCAGATGAGGAAGATTTTTAAGCTCGGCCATTGGAAATAGCCGACCACTAGTAGCCTCTTCAAGAATCGCAAGGACATCGTCAGCATAAGTGGCTCGCTTCGACAAAAGAAAAGAAGCACTTTTTACTTTTTCAATTTCGTCTGTGTTTGTCGTGTGAAGCTCGGGAACATTAGTTTCGTCACTATCAACGTCAATATCTTCTTCCAGATATAAGATGTCTTCCAACTCCTGAACACGAGCTTGTGCGCCATCTAGCTTAGTTTCCATAGACTCTGAGAGTTCTTCTAAACCTTTTGCCCTAAACTCAGTGAGCTTTAATTTCATCATCGGGATTCGATTCTTTAACTGTTCAAGTTCGCACTGCTCACACATACCATGAGTTTGGGTATCCTCAGAGATATCCTCACTTATTTCAGTAGATATTAACTTTTTACACCAAGAGCAGTAGTGTTCTAGATTAGGCATTATATCCTCATGAAAGTTTAGTAAGCTCTAAAATTCTATTTCTGCGAGCTGTTCTTGGGGATTGTTCCCCTTCTTGCTTCATAGCAACTAGACGATCTTTCCAATCTTTTGGCATAGGTATGTTGTTTTTCCCAGTTTTGCCTTGCATGCGATCCAAGAACTCAACTTTTTCTGAATCTTCTTCAACCACATCCTCAGCCCTTATACTGCTCTGTAGAATCTGAGTATAAGGTATGTAACCCTTAGCTACAGTACGAACATATCTTGACCTGGGATTCTCACTTTTCCTTACAACCCATACCCTTTCTCTAGTCGGTTTCCTTTTCTCGGGGGCTTCCTCTTCTTCTGGTACTGGTTCAGGAGTCTCAGGAACCTCTTCAGGCTCTTCAGGAACCTCTTCAGGCTCTTCGGGAGCCGTAATGGGCACAGGCTCTGGAACTGGTTCAGGAGCTATCTCAGGCTCAGCCTTTGGAGTTGGCTCAGGACTAGGAGTACCGGGTAGTTCTGGCTCCTCTTCAAATCCAGAAGTTTCTTCTTCTTCTACAATTGGAGGAGCCTCTTCCTCTTCTTTAGGCACATCTTTAGATAAATATGCCCAATCTTTATCGGTCATAGTTATGTGCCAAGTATCATCGCCCATAATACTTTTTAGAGTCGAAAGCCTTCCAAGTTCTCCTTCATGCTCAATAAACTTAACTTTATCTTCATCTACCATTTCTATATGGACTCCGAGATAATCTTGGAAACCATCAATCTTTATCCTTATATCTCCGGTTCTACTATTCGCTTGTACATTCGTTACTCTTGGGTGAATTCTTCTCCATCCTTGTTTAGCACCAGGAACTCTAACATCTTTTTCGCCAGGTGCCGTACCAGGAGTAACGCCTGGAAGTTTATCAATTTGAGAAAGTTCTTCCCCTGACGCTCCGCCCTCTCCCTTATTTAAATTAAAGAATCCAATAAGCTTTGCATAGGTTTGGTCGTAACCAGACATAATGTTATCAATATCGGCAAGGCCCAAAGATTGTGCCTGATAGCGCCAATCTACCAGCTCATAAACTTTAAGGCGTTGTTTTACTTGCTTATATTTTTCATTGATGTCACTAATTTCTTCATCCATTGCTTCTTGAGCTTCTTTAGCTTTATCGTGAAGCTCCCTATACACGGAGAAGAAAATTCTCTTAGATTTGCCTTTAAGACGCTTTAGAATGTTTGACCAAAACCCTGCCTGTTTTATAATATCGCCATCAGCCGCGTTGGCCTTGTCGATAAATGTATCCAAGAGCGCAGCCGTCTCATACTCTCCTGCCCTATCAAATAGGTCAGCAAGCATAACAGCCTCCTTGATGGATGGCACGCCCAGATTTTTTTCGTCGTAGCTCATTATTCCTATAGCCTCCAGTTACTTTTTAATTGATTTTCTATGTTCAAGAGTGATCGACGCATAAAGAGATCTTAAAGCATTGAACTTTATGTTAATCGATCTTTTATATTCTTCCCAATCTTTCAAATATTTGGCCACGCTCTGTATAATTTGGGCAGCCTCTTTCGTTTTACCTTGCTTGATGAGTTTACGCACCATGTCATTATACTTTTGACAATACTTTCTAAACTCTATATCTTCTTTCTTCATTTACTATATTCCTCCGCCACCGGCACCAGGAAGACCGCCTGCGCCTCCAGGTGTACCCGGCCCCAATCCTGGGGTCATGCCGCCTGGACCTGCTCCAGCACCGCCTATTCCCATCTCGGCGCCGGGCGGTGGAGCTAGCTCTGGCAAACCACCCATTTCACCACCCATTTCACCACCTGGTGGCATTCCTGCTTCGGCTCCAGTTTCTGGAGGAGGAGCAGCCTCTCTTTCCTCAGAGTCAACAGGTTCCATAACAGGCTTTTCAGGGTCTAGAGAACGAAGTTCGGTTAAAGTCATAACTCCAAGAGCCATCTCTTCTCTTCTTCTAATCGCCTCATCAATCGACTCTTGGCGCATTTTAACCTTCTCATCTTCATAATTAAGGCCCATGCTTCTATAAAGAGTTTGTACCGACGCTTGTTTGGCACTAACCATTCCAGTTATATTACCAATGTAATCCTGTAGATCATATAGGTTCATTTGGTTCCACTCTACTTCAGGAACAATTAATCTCTTCTCTTTATTCCTATACTCATAAAATCCTTGAATCTCGCTGATTGGCGCAAAAATCTTGTTGACCAACCACTGTTCCATCATGGTACGAAAATTGAAATATCTTTGTCTAAGAACCTCTAACCCAATGGAGGCAGAAGCATAAACTGCGCTCTCAGTATCTACAACAGCTGGTGGAACCATTAGTCCAGTATAAATATTCTTAATGATAAGTTCTAAGTCGCCAGCAATATCAAGTGTTTGTCCCTGGTTACCGATACGAGTGATGTCAACTCCAGCATGAGTAATGAGCTTGAAATCCTTATCGTACTGTGCCTCTTCAAAAATTTGACGGAAGAACTCTAAATCTTCCTGAGTAGCCCGATAGTCTCCATCGGTGTTTCCGCCAACTTTAATTACAGTAATTGGGTTAATCATTGAATCGGCCTGGGCAAACTTGCTGTTTCCCTGGATGGTAATGAGACCATTATTTCTAGTAACAAAAAGTCCATTGGGTACTTCAAAACAAAAAACTCTTCCCTTATATGGGACTTTTTCAATATTTGCTCCAGTATACTTATTATTTATAGAATTACCATATATTACAGGCTCTCTCCCGTAATTAGAATCTGACCAGGTAATTAAATAGAACTCTTTTCCTTGACCATTATAATCTAACATTAAATGCGGGGCATATCCGCATTTAAACAAAATTTCTTGAACATCATTAGCCAACTGTTTCGAAATTGTATGATATCTATAAGATGTTGCTCCATTCTCATATTTACTATGAATGATACTGCCATCACCTTTTACTAACGCCTTAAGTAATATTTTAAGCAACCTAGGGGATAACTGTTTAACCCATTTTGGAACATGTTTGTTTCTAGACAATGAGCCAATTTCATCTTGAAAATGTTTAGTAAGATTTTTTCTAGACATTTTCCAGGTAGTTATTTTATTATCTTCCTTAGAAGAAAAACCATCTTTATTTATATGATCACATTTACTAACACAAACATTAAGTAATTCTCCAATTTTATATATTGAGTCACGAAAATATTTATATTCATCTGAATCCACATTTTGACACATACTTATACTATATTGATAAGTCTTCTCATTATAATGAACACATCCTTCCGAAATTATATATCCTATAAATTCTAGGTAATCTTCAATAGGAATTTTTTTATCGAATATCTTTACATTAGAAATTTCTTTTCCAACATAACTATCTATAATTGCTCGGGACTTATAATAACATCCCATTTTAACATCTTCTGCCTTTATAAAGCCAAAATTATTATATCCCTTATGATGTACTTTTTTCTTGGCTAACCACATTCTGTGATTCGGTGTTACTAAAGTATCTATTTTTTTGCCACTAAAATGATATAAATCTCCATCATATTCGTAATCTGTACGATTAATATAATTTTGAAATTCAAGTTCCTTAGTTTTAGGATTCATAGTTGCTATTTTATCATTTTCCGTAATATCATCATATAGTTTGAATCCGTCTTTTGTAAGAACTTCCGTAAATACTGGGAAGCACTCACGAATCTTGTCATATAGCATTAAGTCTTTAAAAACACTAACAATAACACTTGTTCCTCTAACATCATATGGACTAGAGAGTAACTTCAAGTGAGACACATTAAAGTTATCCAGAGGAATATCCTGGTTAGCCCTAACATGATAAACG